ACGAAGCTCGTCAGTTCATGAACTGTGCTAAAGCTATCATGTTCGATTATTTAAACAAACAAAGAAAGGCTGCTTAATCATGGGTTTAGATATGTACGCGTACAGTCGCGCTAAAGAAAAGGAGTCAAAAGCAATCGAACTCCAATACTGGAGAAAACACAACGCTCTTCATGGTCTATTAGAAGACATGTGGAACGACAAGGGTCAACCTATCCCTCAATGGATGCGTGATGAGTATCCTGAAGACTTTGAACAGGAACGTGCGATACCTTTTAATGGCATCGAGATGGAACTCACCGAGGCTGACATCAATTATATTGAGTCTGTGGTACTCAACAATGAGTTACCAGAGACCGAAGGTTTCTTCTTTGGTAATGACTCGAGGTTTGACGAAGATGATAAAGCTGCAGACATTGAGTTTATCAAAAAGGCTCGAGAAGCTTTTGCTCGCGGTGAAGAAGTATTTTATACGAGCTCATGGTAAAAATATATGTACAATAAATCAAAAAAGGGGTATAATGACATCATGTTAAATGTAAAAGGCATTAAAAAAGGTCGTATGTATGAAACCCCAGATCCTATTGATGAGGACGAAGTTTCATTAGAAGAGCAAGAATTATTAAACAGTTTAGTGGATCCTCATTCATGGGGTCCAGGTTATGGAGAAGACTAATGATATTAAATGATGAACAGTTTTATGATCATGTTTATAAACAACTGATCACCGGTGATGTTAGAGTTGTGTTTAAAAAAGTGGATGGCACAGAGAGAACGATGCTTTGTACGTTGACAAACATACCCGATGAACATCAACCAAAGAATGTATCTGATAAAGAGCCTTCGAAGGAAGTGTTACGAGTATTTGATACTGAAAACCAAGGTTGGAGATCATTCAGACTTGAGTCAGTAATATCAGTTCAAGCTATTTAACGGCTTAGACTCTACGCCACTTAATACATATATGCGGACTATCCATGGTCAGCTTCCGCGGGTCAGTGTGGATACGCACGTTGTAGAGTCTTTTTAAAGTGCATTAGAGGGGTCAAACTAAGGGTACCTCTATTTTACCTAGTGCACTTTAAAAAGGGGCCTATAGCTCAGTTGGTTAGAGCAGAGGACTCATAATCCTTTGGTTCATGGTTCGAGTCCATGTGGGCCCACCAATTTATATAATGAGAACTTGATGGAGGCGAGCGATCGCGGTACAATACTCATTAGCAAAGCAGCAAACGTGTCCTACCCCAAGGGCTCCCCGGCACGTCATTTTAATTTTGGAGATAATATGCAATTACTTGAAGAAGACAAAAAGAAAATCAAAGGTGCTCTTAACGAGATATCTGATTCAATGACACGTGTAGAGGCTGAGAAGGACTTTGTTAAAGAAGTACTTAAGAACCTTTATGACGAGTTTAAGATCCCTAAAAAGACATTAGCTAAGCTTGCTAATACATATCATAGACAAAACTTCAACGAAGAAGTAGCTCTTAATGATGAATTTGAAACGATCTATCAAACAGTTACAAACCAAGAAGCAGAATAATTTTACTTTAATTAATTATTATGGTAGTATCTTATTATGAAGACTAAAAAACCAACCAAAGAATGGCAAGAAAAAGCTATTGCTAAAGGCCGAGGTGATGGTGCTCCTGTGGTAACACAAGACGAGTATCGCACATCTCTGATGAAAGCATTAGGATACTATAACCTTAATATGGACAATAGTGAACGTGCTAAGGTCGTCCTTAACTATCTTAAGAAGACTAATAAGAAGTATTATGACGTCTTATCCAAAGCACCAGACTATGAGTTCTTATCTTTAGGATCATTGATCACCATCCTTAATAGAGGTGAATACTTATCTGACAAAGATAAGCAAGGCATACAAGATAAGCTTGACTCTCTATATGAATGTTATTCTTATGTTAAGCCTGAAGAGGATCCTCGTCCTAAAGCATCAGTCATCTCTATAGATAAACGTGTAGCTGAAGCAGCTCGTGCAGCATCTGAAGACATCGACTATGCTATCGATAAGTTTATCCATTCAAAAGTATGGGACTTTAATACTAAAGCACACCTATTATCTAATAATATATCAGGCATGGTGGCTAAAAAGATCGGTGATTACTATAAGCTTAACGTCGATGAGATCGATGAAGCGCTTGAAGGCAAAGATGAACAACTCGTTGAAGGCTATTCATTCTTCACTAAGACTGAACTTAAACGATTTAGAGCTGCTATCCAATCTATCGTAGATGATTGTGCTCAACACCAAGTTTCTGTTAAGAAGCCGAGAGTAGTAAAAGCTAAGCCTCCTGCTATCATAGTTAAGAAGCTTAAGTATATGTTTAAGCATGATTTATTAAACCTTAAGTCTATCAATCCAGCAGAGATCGTTGGCGCTAAAGAATTATGGGTGTATAATATTAAGTATCGTAAGTTGACTGTGTATGCTGCAGATGATTCAGACATCCTATCAGTCAAAGGTACTACGATCATCAATTATAGTATCGCTAAGTCATGGACATGGACTCTTAGGAATCCTGAGAAGTTCTTTAAAGATACTCAGATTGGTAAGCGTGCGTTAGGTGCAGCAACAAAAGCCTTAACGACAAAGCCTACTAATCCAAACGGTCGTATCAATGAAGAAACAATTTTATTAGGTGCATTTTAATGATCATATTAGATTATAGCCAGATAGCATTAAGTAACATCTTACCATTTCAGAACGACATCAAGCGTCAGTCTCCTGAAGAGATCAAGAACTTAATACGTCATACAACACTATCAACCATCAAGTCTTACAAGAAGAAGTATGGTAAAGAGTATGGTGAGATCGTCATCGCATGTGATGGTCGAAACTATTGGCGTAAGAACATATTCCCTCATTATAAAGCACATCGTAAAGCTAATCGAGATAAGTCAGACCTTGATTGGGGGTTTATATTCGATACACTTGCAGAGCTAAGAGAAGAGCTCATCAACTATTTCCCTTATAAAGTACTAATCAATGAGGGAGCCGAGGCTGATGACATCATCGCCACTCTTGTAGACTTCTCACAAGAACATGAACTAATACAAGAAGGGTTATTCTATAGCCCTCAAAAAGTATTGATCGTGTCGTCTGATAAGGACTTCATACAGCTGCAACGTAATAAGAATGTCCGTCAGTGGTCACCTATGCAACGTAAGTTCGTAGAAGGATCTCAGAAGGAGATTCAAGAGTATACTATACAACACATCGTAAAGGGTGATAGCGGTGATGGTATACCAAACATCTTATCTAAGGATGATGTGTTTGTATCAGGTGACAGACAAAAGCCTTTCTCAGCTAAGCGTTTACCTGAATTCTTTGAGAAAGGTATTGAGGCATGTAAGAACGATGAAGAGAAGCGTAACTATCAACGTAATCAACAATTAGTTAACTTTGACTTCATACCTGAAGAGTTGGCTAAGATCATCATATATACCTATGAGAACACAAAGCCGAAAGGTGATAAGAACTCTGTAATGGAGTATTTAATCAAAAATAAATGTCGTCTATTATTGGACGAGATTGAGGAGTTTTAATATGGCAGTTAGATTTTTACCAGAGATGCTTGATGAGATCAATACAGATCCTAAGCTTTTGTCAACAAAGTATAAGGGCAACTCAGCGCTTAAGATCATATTCGAATATGCATTCTTGCCTGATAAAAAGTTCCTCCTACCAGAGGATGAGCCTCCTTATAAGAAGGATGATGCGCCTATTGGCATGAGTCCAGCTATCCTTACACAGGAGCTTAGACGCTTTTATGTATTCCTTAGACAAGACTTAAAGCAAATCAAGCGTGAAGCATTATTCATATCATTATTGGAGTCTGTACACCCATCTGAGGCAGAAGTAATCATAGCTGTTAAGGATCAGAAGCTTCATAAGAAGTATAAGAAAATCACCCGTAAGTTGGTTGAAGAGGCAGGGTTCATCGCACCGGCACAGCCTGGAGCATAGTTTTACATAAATATATGGTAAGCTATATACCAGGTAATCTGTGATCCTGGGTGTGTTGTAAATTGTCTTTGTAATCAATAAGTTATGTCAGCATGTACTTTAATTAGGAGCTGTGGTATAATTATACATATGATTAGACAAATTTTACTCTATAAGTCCGATAAGATTTCGGTTTACTGCACCCCTGCAGTAGAGAGACTATCGACACGTAGATTAACCACATATGTCAAGCAATGTATAGCAGCAGAAAAGACTCTAATCAAAGACATATCAAAAAAATACCCTAAGAAAGCTAAAGATACAAGATACACTTTCTTATTTAAAAACTTTAAGTCCGAAGAGATGTTAGGTAACTGTGATCAGGAATATGATGACGACATCCTCATCGAACTTAATGCAAAGAATACTTCCAGCTTATGTAAGACGATAGCACATGAGCTCGTCCACGCCAGACAATTCATATCTGGCCAGTTGAAGTACAACGTTAAGATCAAATACTTGACGTATGAGGACGACAAACATAGATACATCTATCGCAAACAACCGTGGGAAATTGAAGCCTACGCACTACAAGACAAAGGTGCAATCAAAATGAAGAGGTGGCTATTAGATCATGTACATTTCAACCCAAAACTCTCAACTCCAACCCTATAAAGCAAAAGTTATAGAATTTGAGCCTTTACCTGATTGGAAATTTAAGGTAAAGTATTATGATGATGAAGGTTTTCTATGGACTGAAATAGTAGACCATAAAAAATTAGAAGGTGAATTTATTAAGGAGACATTATGAACTATAAAGTATTATTTGAATCAATCAAATCAATCGGAATCTATTTAGGTAGCATAACACTATTTGTATTTTTCCTATGCTTCATAGCATACGCGACTAATACTAATGTAGCTATGGGATTAGTCGTATTCTTGACTGCATCCGCATTAGTCTATTTAGAATACAAAGATCGTATCACAAAACTTAAATAATGAAAGAGCCATATTTTTGGCATGATATAATCAAGGATGCTCCCATCTGTATCGATCTAGTGAATAACTATGAGCAGATAAAGAAGGAAGCCCTTGATTATGTACGTGATCCTAATACACTCATAGACTATCCGCAATATGGTGTATTCTATAACAACAAGAGATACATGCTCTATGATAACTATTGGAAAGCTGTACCTATGTCTGTGTTTGAGTATGAACATATAGATCAGAATAGTACACCTGAAGAACAAGTTATCATAGACCAAATCATCACACGATCTAAACAGCGATGTCCTACTATAGATAAAGTTATATCTAAGTTAGAGAAGGAAGGAAACTTAGTCAATAGTTTTATAAGTAGACTTATACCAGGATCTGTAATACATCCGCATGATGGGACAACACCAAACTTCATGCGCATACACTTATGTTTAGTCGAAGACCCTAACTGTAAGATAACAGTAGGTGAAGAGACACAAACTTGGCATGAAGGCAAGATATTAGCATTTAAGGACGGTGGTCCTTATTTGCATTCTGTGAAACATGATGGTACATCTGAACGTATCATACTATCTGTAGACGTTCGAATGGACCCAACATTATTAGAATACATGAAACTATGAATATATTTTATTTAGATAAAAATCCTACGATAGCCGCGCAATACCATGTAGATAAACATTGTGTCAAGATGATATTAGAATCTGCACAACTGTTATCTACTGCTCATCGCATATTAGATGGATTAGGAGCTCAAAAAGTATACAATCCTGAAACTAATAGAAGCGTAACTCGATACTGGATACCAGATGAACGTGAAACACTATTATATAATGCTACACATGTGAATCATCCATCTGCAAAGTGGTGTAGAGAAACTAATATGAATTACTATTGGTTATGGCAACTAATGCGAGAACTTTGTACAGAATACACATATCGATATGAAAAGATTCATAAGTGTGAATCAACAGGTTTACTAGCTAGACTAAGATTTTGGCCTAAAAATATACCTATTGGGGAATTTACAGACCCGACTCCAGCGATGCCAGATCAATATAAAGTATTTGGTGATGGAGTACAGTCATATCGTAACTATTATAACGGTGAAAAACAACGGATGTTTTCGTGGAAAAAACGTAAACAGCCAGAATGGATACATAATGTTCAACAAGCGGCCTAAGCTAGAATTCTTTTCATTAATACCTGAAGTCACTAAGCTAGCTCCAATAGTTCCAGCTTATACTATCAAACAAAATTGGTTTGAGAAAGCTACACAGGAATTTGTAGAACAGACTAAGAAGCCTGAATACGGTCATCATAAGTTCATGCATACTGCAAAGTGTCCTGGTGTATTCAACCTCATGAGATATGGTTGGATCATGACTACATGGCAAGACATCATCATTAAGACTAACGGTGATAAGCAAACATTTGAATGGCGTTCTGCCATAGACCAAAAGAAGATGAAGAGTAAAGCGGAAGTCGGTGAAGCAGTAGGTTTCCACCCATCTTCTCAGCTAGCAGATTATCAAGGTGGATGGGATGACTCACTGAACTGTGTATTAAAGATCCATACACCATGGAGATGCATAGTCCCAAAAGGATACTACTTGATGGAAGGCCCTGTACCATACACTGAAGAGACAAGATTTACTACTATGCCTGGATTCTTTTCACAAGAGTATGGAGTATCACAACTTAATGTACAATTAAAATGGCATGTATTAAATGGTGAGACACTACTCAAAGCTGGTACACCTATAGCACACTACATGTTAGTTCCAAAAGTACAAGCAGACATGACAGTCATGGATGCAACTGATAAACAACTAGAAGCTGAAGAGGTTACACAAGCTGAGATGAATAGACGTAACGTGTCTGATAGAGCAAAGTCTAAGTGTGTGTTTGCAAGGATGTTTGGTAAATGAAACCTATAGTGATTGATAACCCATTTGGTACAGCGTATCATGAGAAGCTATATCACTATGTGACTAACTCTTATTTTAAGATAGGTTCTCAAGATGGTCCGTCTCCATTGGATAGAAGGAATCAAGTCTATATCCATTCAGACTATAGTGAAGATGATGTCAATCGTATTGGGTTCTTAGATAAGCTTAAAGCACTAAAAGAGTTTAAGCCATATAAAGACCTTGAAGTTGTAAGGACCACAATAAACGTATCAGTTCCATCAGATACTAACTATCCTCATACTCATTCTAACCAGATATCGTTGATATACTATATCAACTTAGATTGGAAGCCTGAATGGGCTGGTGAGACCGTCATTTATAATGATGACATGAGTGAGATAGTCTATACATGCATGTATAAACCTGCTAGACTGCTGATTTTTGATGGAGAGATGCCTCATTCTATAAGGGCTCAGTCACACTTGGCTCCACATTATAGGTTCACCTGGGCGATGTTTTTCAATAAAAAATAGTATAAATAAGTCTACAAAGGAAAAATTATGCCATTATATGACTTTAGAAACAAAGACACTGGTGAAGTGTTTGAAAAGTTTATGAGTATCTCTGCTAAGGAAGAGTATCTCAAAGAGAATCCTAATATCGAATCAATGTTAGGTATGAATGCTCTTATCGACCCAGTCAGATTAGGTGTACGCAAAGCCGACAACGGATTTAAAGAAGTATTACAACGAATCCACGAAAAGACTCCAGGCAGTCAGCTAAATAAGACTAGTAAATATATTTAATATGGGCCTTGCTGAACCCCATAGCAACATAAGTTCAGCTGTTAATAAAGGAGAAACATATGTTAACAAACATTATTTTATTTTTAGTAGGCGCACATTTGGGTGCTAAGTACCCACAATATGCAACACTAATCGTTGACAAAGCAGTAGCTTTAGCACAAGCAGCATGGGCTAAGGTAGCTGGATTAGTGGCTAAAAAATAATGGCTTTCGAATTCGATTTTACTGAGCAAAAACTGGGCAAGATACTTACTCGCAATAAGAACGTTCATGAGTGGTATGAAGCTATGGTTGTGCAGTTACCTCAATTTGAAGTAACTACTGCAAAACGTGTTGCAGCCTTTGTGGCTCAGTGTGCGCATGAATCCGCGGACTTCACGACTCTTCAAGAAAACCTAAACTACTCTGCTGATGCATTGAACAAACTATTTGGTAAGTACTTTGCTGCAGCTGGTAGAGACTCTGCTCCATATCACCGTAAACCTGAAATGATTGCAAACGTAATATATGCTAATCGTATGGGTAATGGAGATACAGCATCAGGCGAAGGTTATAAGTTTAGAGGACGTGGTCCAATTCAACTAACAGGTAAGGCTAACTATCACGCGTTTGCTACAGACTTCTTTGAAGACCCTGAAACCGTGATGAATGATCCTGACCTCGTGACAGATGATGTACCAACTTCCTTATACTCGGCACTTTGGTTTTGGAATAAAAACAAACTAAATAAGTATGCTGATGCAAGCGACATCAAAGGGATGACAAAGGTTATCAATGGTGGATACATTGGTTTAGAAGACCGTATCAAACATTATAACCATGCAATAGAAATCCTGGAAGCTTAATTGTACTTTAATTAAGTTACGATGTATAATAAGAAAGTAGCGGTACTATGTAATGGTCCCAGTCGGTCAGCCTATAATCCAGATAAAGAATATGCATACCGCATAGGTTGCAATATCCCATGGACTAAGGTTGACTGCACTGTGATACTAGATCCTCAAATGGTTAAAGTATTGATACGAGATATAAGTCTTATAGATTGTAAAGTATACTTTAGTCAGGACGTGATGGAGTATGTTGATCAGATTGGAGCAAAACAGTTGTTCGATATCTTAGGTATCATACAAAAGACACAAAAAGGTTTGTCAAGCGGCAACTTAGCGTGCCTTAAAGCAGTAGAACTTGGTTATACAGATATAGATATATATGGTGCAGACTCATTTACTACAGGCAACATACGTAATAACACCGTAGACAAAAGTTATACTAGGAATTTCATAGATTCAGACAGTATGAATATGTCCCCAGATTGGAGACTTAATTTTACTAGGATGATAGAGAGTAATCCTGAAGTTAAATTTAATTTTATTAAGGAGTAAATATGTGGAATCATTATAAAAAAGAATTAATTAGTATCGCTATCGTATTTGGCTTAATTGGTTATAGCATGTACGTATGTGCAGCAGAGCCAGTTAAAGCTAAACCTGTTGCAGTTAAGAAAGCAGAACCTGCAAAGAAAGAAGTAGCTAAACCGGTTGCAAAGAAAGAAGCAACAAAACCTACAGAACCAAAGAAAGACCCTAACCGTAAGAAGCCAACATTAAAAGCAAAGTACGCAGATAAAAAATAATTGAAGAACTTTATACATCATGAGTTTCCAGTCCTTGAAAGATTAGATCTACCAGAAGGACGAGTCTATAAAACACCTTCTGGTAAGAACTATCCTTCAGTTACTCAAGTAACAGGACACCTTACTAAACAAGCTATTAATGAATGGCGTAAAAGAGTTGGTGAGGTAGAAGCAAATAGGATATCTACAGCAGCATCAGGTAGAGGTACAAGAATCCACTCATTATGTGAGGCGTTCCTCTTAGGTGAAGTAATCGAGCCAGATATGTTTGACACAGAGATGTGGAATGCCATGAAGCCGATAGTAGATAAGATAGACAATATACATGCTTTAGAAAGCAAGCTATATTCCGATAAACTAGAGTTAGCCGGAACTGTTGATTGTATTGGTGAATATGATGGAGTCCTATCGGTAATCGATTTTAAGACTTCTAAAAGACCAAAAGATATAAATAATATACAGCATTATTTTTTACAAGCAACGGCATATTCGGTTATGTTTGAGGAACTGACAGGTATCTCAGTTCCGAACTTAACAATAATAATAGGAGTAGACCATGAAAAACCACAAATCTTCCAAGGGAAGCGTAGCAGCTTCATTCACAATCTAGTTGACTTACGTCAAACTTACAAAAAATTAAATTTACTTTAATTAACATCTAAAGTATAATAATACTAAGCACATAAAAAGCTAAGTAACTAATCGCAAGGAGCACATCCCCATGAGAAAGACTTTCGCCGCAATATTGGCTATATGTTACCTGTGCAGTTTTAACATTGCACATACCGAAACATTATATAAGAAAATTAAAACTCTGACTAAGTCAGAAAAGAAACAAGTAGAGTGTCTAGCACAGAACGTATATTACGAGGCTGGATATGAACCCACTAAAGGTCAGATAGCTGTAGCAATGGTTACACTTAACCGTGTACATTCTGGCAAATATCCAAAATCAATCTGTGGTGCTATGACACAAAAGATAGAAGAGACATGCCAGTTTAGTTGGTACTGTGATGACTATAAGAGAACAAAAGCTGTTGCTTATAGATATACTAAGCATGAGAAAGAAGTATTTGAACATGCAAGATCTGTAGCTACGTATACATACATGAACTACAAGAACATGCAAGATGTTACAAAAGGAGCTTTATTCTTCCATACAAAAGATGTAAATCCTAGGTGGCAAAATGTTCGTGTAACAACAAAAATTGGAAATCATATATTTTATAGAAAGGTTTGATCGTGACACAACTTGCAAATGAAAATCCAACTAATATATTTAGTGGACTACTTAATAATGTACATATCAATACGATCGAGTCTGTATATAGAACTCATGAAGTATTTCTTGATCAAGAGATCGAGGATCCTAGTAAGTATAGAGAGTTAGTCTCTCTGCTTATCAATGCATCCGAGAACGACAAGATTCACCTGTTTATTAATTCTCCAGGTGGTAACCTTGATTCTGCTGGAGCAATCATATCAGGCATCCTTTCATCTCGGGCAGAAGTGACTGCATTCCTAATGGGTGCATGTCACTCTGCTGCCTCTCTAATAGCCATGTATTGCCATGCTGTCCATGTATATGATACAGCCTACATCATGATCCATACTGCTTCATTCGGATCTGCTGGTAACACACCAACAGTCAAGGCGCACACAGACTTTACGGTTAAACAGTGTGAGAAGCTATTGTTAGATGCATACCAAGGTTTCTTAACTAAGACTGAATTAGAGAAGGTCTTAAATGGACTTGAGTTGTGGTTCAACGCAGAAGAGATCAAGCCTAGACTCAAGAAGAGGTTTGAGGCTGTAGAGCTGCAAGCTAAGAAGGAAGCTGAGAAGGATAATGAGATCGTGGAACAACCAAAGCCTGCAGTCAAGAAAGCTAAGATTAAGGTAAAAGTTGAGGATGGTGCGATAGATTAAAGTTGTGTACATTAATTGAATTGTGTGGTATAATATAATTTTAAATCAAGGAAATGGACATGAATGTGGCACAACATATAAATCACAGTTATCAAACAGGTAATAAATCAGAACTAATAAGAGTCAAAGGTGAGTTAGAAAAGAACTTAAACGAGATCAATAAATTCTTTGATGAATACTTAGAGCTATTTGACGATCAGATGAATGCTACTACTGACAAGAATGCACCAGTATGGAAAGCATATAATGATAAGTATAAAGCATACGAGAACATCAAGCATAACATTAAGATGACTAATCACTATTTAGGCATGTTATAATGGAAGGTAAGATGTTTAAGAACACCAATGAATTCTCATTATTCATTGAAGCATTAGTCGTAGAGAAACGAATCTCCCATATGGATGCAGTATTACTATACTGCGAACAAAACTTTATAGATCCTGAGGACATCTCAGGTATGATCAATAAAAACCTCAAGCAAAAGATTGAACGTGATATGATTGAGCTCAACTACCTGCCTAAGAAGGGCAAACTTGATATATGAACGGATTTAAGGCATTTAGATACTACTTAGCCTTAAAACTTCATTTCAATAACGATAAGTTTAACGTATTCCAGAACAAAGGCAATATTAAGTATTCCCATGATGCATTCAATGCTAGGAACGATAGGTTTATATTTGAGAAGTTAGCTAGAAGGTTTGACACAGACCAAGAACTCATACAGTTCTATGTGGCAAACTTTATCTATGGCAATGATAACATGATCTATGGTGTAGAGGAAGCTGAAGAGTTTTATCTACATTGGAAGAAGGTCAAGGAAAGCGTTACTAAGGTATTCTCAGACGACCTAAATGTATTACTATTGGAAGCTGAAAAGAATAAGTACAGCATACAACAGATTTTTAATTGTACAAATAATGAGTTTCCTGTTATAATTAAACTATACCTAGGAAAACGTATCAGTCCTCAGACTATCAGTATATTAGGTGACTTCTATGAGAGGCTATTCATGGTATGGAAAAATGATACCCATATTAGCTTAATATTAGAGACAGAGATACGAAGGCTTGAGAAACTTAGAGGATTTGTGAAGTATGATAAGGACAAACTCTATAAAATATTTAGTGAATTTATTGCAAATTTTGATGTGGGTTTGTATAAATAAAAACGTAGAGCAATCTACAAAATACACATTTAATACTATTAATATAAGGAAAATACGATGGACTTAAACACACTCCGTGCTTCGCGCACAAACGATTTTGGCAAAATTGCTTCAGCTTTTGAAAAGATCGCAAACCCCCAACAAGATAGCAAGTCATTCGAAGACGACCGTTTTTGGAAGTTAGAGCGAGATAAAGCTGGTAATGCATCAGCAGTCATCCGTTTCTTACCAAGAGTCGAAGGTGATGAGTTACCATGGGTAAAAATCTTCTCACATGGTTTCCAAGGCCCTACAGGCAAATGGTACATTGAGAACTCTTTGACTACTCCACGTAATGGCAACAACGGCCAAAACGATCCAGTAGGTGAGTTAAACACTACATTATGGAACTCTGGTTCAGAAGCAAACAAAGAGATCGCACGTAAACAGAAACGTCGTTTACACTTCATCTCAAACATCTTAGTCGTATCAGATCCTAAACACCCAGAAAATGAAGGCAAAGTAATGCTATTCAAGTATGGTAAAAAGATATTTGATATGATCATGAACAAGGCTCGTCCTACATTTGAAGATGAGAAGCCAGTAAACGTGTTTGATCTATGGGAAGGTGCAAACTTCAAGATTCGTATGCGTACGGTAGAAGGTTATCCTAACTATGATCAGTCTGCATTCGCTGAATCATCTCCAGTTGCTCCGACAGATGAAGCAATCTTAACTGTAGTGAATCGTCAAGTTAAACTTGGTGAGTTCTTAGAAGACAAACACTTTAAGTCATATGATGAACTCAAAGCTAAGCTTGATTCAGTGTTGAGTGGTAGTGGTAACATCCCTACTGCAGAACAGTTGACGAATGAGCCATTACCTGTTGCAGAGCCTAAATCTTTTGCATCAGCACCAGCTCCTTCATACACAGCTGCTCCAGCACCAAGCAAAGCACCTGAGATCAACGATAACGATGAGTTCGACATGAGCTTCTTCCAAAAGATCGCTGATGAAGGCTAATGAGTTATATCTACTCGATAGATAACTACAAGTTCCTGTACACAATACAGGAAGCTTGGCAAGACATCCTTGATGAATATAAAAAAGCTATGGCGACTATCACTGTCGACAGTGCATTCATTAAGGATGGCCTTGTATATCCTTGGCCTGAGAAAGAACTATATAATCAAGGATGGAAAGCTATCGGTTTGGTTTATAAAGGTAGAGACGACTACTACTATACGCAGAAAGTTAGGGATCAATTCCCTTTAACTAATAAGCTTGTCAAAGCTATACCTGGAGTATACATAGCAGGCTTCTCTATCTTAGAGCCAAAGACTACAATATACCCTCATACTGGTTACACTGGAGAAGTACTAAGATCTCACTTAGGATTGATATGTCCTAAAGGTGCATACTTAGAAGTCAATGGTGAACGCGTTGAATGGGAACAAGGAAAGATGTTTGTGTTCGATGACATGATAACCCATAATGCATATAACGGTTCTGATGAAGAGCGGGTTATATTGATGGTAGATTTTAAAAAAGGAGCGTAAGCTCCTTTTTTTATGAGGCAAATCTGGATCTATAATAATCTTTTATAGATGTGTCAGTATTTCTAATGTTAACCTTCATTAAGTTGTTTTGTGTAGACTTAGTGATAGTCGTTGGTGCGTTGACTATGTTATTAGTAGGCGCAGCAAATGATTGCATTGCTCCTTCTTCATTCTCAGCAGACCTATCATAGATTGCTTCAGCTGCAACTGGTGGAGGAGTAACTACTTGTTCTGGCTTAACTTCAATAGCTTCTGCAGTTACTGCCTTAGGAGCTTCTGTTGGTTTTTCATCTGGAGCAAATCCAGCTAATGGTTTCCATGGACCAGCTTCAAACTTCTTACCAAATACAGAGAAGTTTACTGCAGGTATCTCGATGTTAGATAACCATTTAAGTGCATTACGGAATATATCACCTATGCTAGTGAATAGGTTATTGACAGAGTCTACGATCTTGTCGATCATATCATCATATAGCTTCTCAAACGAGAATGAATTTAAAAATGCTTTAGCTTTATCAAACCCAAATAATCCTATTACCCATGCAGAGATGTCTTTGACTAAATCGAAGAACCCTAATACGATACTTCCTACTACGCCTTTTAAGAATCCGCCTATCCCACCAACTATTCCTTTTGTCTTATAACCTTCAATAGTCTTTGATATAGTAGTGAATACGCCTATGATGATAGCAAGTGGTTCAAATATCCTAGCAAATCTCATACCGATCTTAGCAAAGTATTTTCCAAATTTAGATATTTGTCCAAAGAATTCTGTTATAGATGATACGAAATTTAGTTTAGAGAAAGCTTTAATTAGTTTAATAGCACTGTTAAATGTGTCTCCAATGTATTTAAATCCATTCCTAAATGCTTTGATGATTTTTCCTATATAGCTTTCTTCTTTAAATGTGAAAGCTTTCTTAAGCTTTTCTGCAACACTTTTAAATATGTCTGATACTGGTTTAAAGAAGTCTGAGATTTGGGTCTTAGCTAATTTAAAATCTTTTAATAGACCTTTAAACCATTTATTAAATGACTCAGATATCCTAGCTTTTAATTTTTCAGGAAGGAAAGCATCTATTAGATTTCTAACTAATTTAGTCCACGATTTAAGGGCTGCAACTGCCGCTGCAATAGCTCCACCTAATATTTTTAGCCATGTAGCAAGTTCAGAATCATCCTTTTTCTTTTCTTTAATCCTTAAGCCATCACGAATCTCTTCTAATAGATGTAACTCTTGGGCTTTATAGTCTTTATCTTCTATATCTTGTTGACTTAAGTCATTCTTAGTTTGTGGAGGTACTGGTTTCCTAGATCCTTTCATAAAACCAGCAAGAGTACTAGTGCTATTCTCGATAGTCTTAGTCATCTTAACGATGTTCTTATTAAGACCAACATTTAAAGACGTGTTGATCTTTTTAAGTTCTGATAAGATCTTATTCTCAGGAGGCATACCGCTACCAGCAGGAGGTATATTACCTAACTGCGACTTTACAGTAGAGCTTAAGCCTGAAAGCTTTTCAGACTGCTGCTTCTGTAAGATATACTCTAATGATAGCGATGGATCTTTCTTAGCCATTATTTGTTATTTTCCTGTCTCTGTTTCTCTTCTTCTAAGTACTTAATTAACATAGCAACGTAGATATCTCTCTCAAATGGTATCATGTTCTCTAAGTCTTCTAAACTATAATGATGATATTGCATCAGTGCAAAGTTCATCTTATAGAAGTTATGCAAAGACTCATGAGAGAGATTAACTAAAAAAAACTATTTAAACCCTCTAATACTTTATGATGCTCTTTATTACATACTGGACACTTATAGTCTACAGCTTGTGTCAACTTAGGCATCGTCTCAAAGAACTTCTGAACCCTTTGGAACTGCTCAGATGATAAGTTATTGAGGAACTGTAACAACTCATCTCTACTTTGTTCTTTAGCATGGTATACTTGATTAGTATCATATATCGAATCAACACATTCAATGATGACACTGAATACTTCATCAACATTTGTGTTATCAAGGTTCTCTAACTTCTTAAGTACATCGATTGTTGGATACTTCATCAATATGCCAACATCATCAAAAAGTTGAATCTTGTTTGTATGCTCTGTATCTTTTTTGACTTCGATCTTAGTCAAGTCTACTTCTACCTTAGCAACAGCCTTTTCATCTTCACATGTATCACATCTAATCATTAACTCTGCGATCTCACCTACAGACTTTGCTCTGATCTGTGTAAACACATACTCGATGTCAAATGTAGCAAACGTTTCTACATCTGTGTCATCTTTAAGGCATGACTTAATCACGCCTTTGAGAGACTCGACCATTACTTTAGGATCTTCTGACTGATGAGCCAAGAGTAATGTCTTCTCTTCTTTGATTAAAAACGGTCTATACTTAACTTCTTTACCGGTTGATGGTAACACCAGCGTATAGGTTGGTGTATTATTAATAGGTAATGCCATACTATTCTCCTTTATTCATATCCTTGATCATCTTACTCAATTCACTTGTAGATCCCACGAATATCGCGTTGTTGTTCGTCACTTGCTTATTAGGCTGTCCTTCTTGTTGCTTAGGAGCATCCAACTTCTGCTTACGTTCACTTAATGCTAGTAGCTGTTCATTAGTGTCAGCTAACTGTTTCATTAAGTTTCCTACTACCTCAAAGGCTCTTGGATGCTCAGACTGTTTGGCTATCTCTAGCGCATGGTACAATGCATCTTGTCCTTGATTCAATAGCTTATGTAGGTTGTTACGAGCTGAATCATAGTCGTAATCAACGTTCTCTTCTACCTTATTGGAAGCTGGGACAATCTCTTGTCCCACACTTGCAACTTCACCCTGTTTAAGAGGCTCTACATCAAATATCTTTGATAAATTGTCATCAGACTTCATAATAATACCTTTATGTTACGTAATCTTACGTGTTGGCGTTACTCTACCTGCTGGTGCTTCTGGAGCTGGATCTTCACCAAATGCTGGAGGTGGAGATGCTGTATCAACTACAGGAGCTGGATCATTTACAACCATTGGTGCTTGTGTTGGAAATGATGGTCTAGGCGGCGGCATTGGAGCCGCCTCAGACTTTTTTGATGCTGAATACGCATTAGCGCCAAAGAAAGCTGCTACCAAAGCTGAGATTGCAACAAAGTATGTAGGAGCAATATTACCGATGATCTTAGCTGCATCATCTACATCTAAGTAAGAAGCAATAACGATAGTTACTGGATAGAGTAACATACCCCATAAAGCGAACCATGTCATCTTACGCATAGCGTCACGTTGAGCGTCTTGGTCTTCAAGCTCTTTACGTTTAAACTCCATGTACATGGCTAACTCTTGGCTACTTACGTAGCCATCTCCATTTGTATCTGCTTCTGCTAATTGATTGTAAGCATTATCACTTACACCCTTTTTAATTTCTGCCATTTTATTTCCTTAAATTAATATGCTTCCTTGTCCTACGGATGCAGTTTCTGTTGAGAATAACGAAGCTCTTCCTTGTTCAAATGAGTTAAACCCTGATTGGAAGTTAGGGTAATCTGTAAAATATGTCTCAGGTATTTGTTGAGAGTCAGAAAAATAATTAGTATATAGGTTATTTGATGTAGAACCATTAGTAGTCGTAGATGGTTTAGCATTCACTGATATTGAACTTGATATCCAATACTTATAATTCATGCTTACTGTCATCTTCATAACATCCTTGCCAGCATAATCCATCTGTATTGGGTTTAATGCTTTAGGATAACATTGATATAATACCACTTGATACCTACTTCTGTCAGCTACATCAAATACTTCAATAGTGATGTCAGTGGTATAATCTTTATAGTAGTTAAAGTTTCTTGTAGTTGGGTTTTGGATCGCACCCATCCAACTATCAAACATGCGTTTGACATGCATAGAATTATCTACATAGAAACTCATATTAATGTTATCAAAAAGCTTATTAAACGGCATCTCTCTATACTCACCAAATGTCTTAGCTTGTGTAGTCTCAAGGTTGATACCTGGCAAGTTAACGCTATCACAATATAACAATATCTTACGTAGGTCTTTTACAGAACTACCTAGTGATCTAGGAGTTTGCATGGTTACAGCAAATCTTGAAGTCCTCATTAGGCCTTCGCTCTTTATATTTGATATGAATTGGTTTAATGTCGCCATCTTAGTATCCTGTTGAGTCTGCCCAGACCTGGTTCTTGCTTGCGCCTACGAACTGTTCTACTGGTAGTAACATTGCTGTAGCCCAATCAGGTGCATCTATCTTTCTAAATGTTGACTTAACATGGCTAAACAAGTAATGCTTAACACATGGTTCTGCCCATTTAAACTTACTCACTCCACCTATAAGACTCCATGAGTAGTTTAACTTAGTATTCTCATTCATCGCCTTATTACTAGCAAAGTCCATTAGTCTTTGTAATAGTATGACTCGTGGTTGGTATGGCAAGTAGTGCATGTTTAATCCTATGAAACCTCCACCCACCTTCTTGTAAGGGAATACCAATGGAAACTTATCATAATATGGTAGTTCATCTTTACCTTTAGGGTCATATAAGAACATATACAAGTTACCTGGAACTATAGAGTTCTTTACTCTATGTGGGTCAGAGTTTAATACCTTCTTTGAGGTAAGGTTCTGTCTTCCAAGCAGAGTAGCTTGTTGCTGGAACCATGCCTTTGACCTTATAGCAGCTTCTTTTAAGCTATATTGGTTCTCTGTAAATACGTCTTTAATTAATTGAGCCATTTGATTATTTATATGTTAATTCAGGCCTAATTCATTTTCTGTGATGATAACGAACTCATAGCCTCTATCTTTACAATACTCTGTCGCAGCTTTCCATTTAGCTTGATTCTTAACAAATGTTATTGATTCTGTGATATAGTGCCTAGTCTTTTTACCTGGATACACTGGAGGTTGAGTCTGCTTTGCAGGTTTGACTTCAACCAAGTATGTCTTCGTCTGGTTGTCTTTAGTCTTAACACGTATCTTGAAGTCAATGAAGTATCTATGGAGGCGATTATCAGTAGGACATCTGTATGGGACTACTGTCTCCTCAGAACACCATTTTAATATGGATGGGTTCTTATCACACCATGATGCAAAGCGAGTCTCCCAACTTGATCTCATGATGATGTTGGTAGGATCCCCTTCATACTTCTCGGGAAACATTGGTTTATATCGTCGTTTATGAAACATCTTATGTATTTATTATAAATAATCAATAAACGTTTAGGAATGCAAATGGCTGATCCAATTCCCAGCATACTAGTAAGTAGTCCAACATCACCTGTCGGTGATACAAAACCTGATAATCTAGGTCGTGGTGATAATCTCTATACTAATAGAGGAGGACCTGCAACATTTGATAAGAACAAGTATCAAATAGACCAACTCCAGTATCCATCAGATCTCATGGGTTCATTGAACCAATACGGTGGTAACTATGCTATATTCTATATCAACGTAGCTTCAGACTCTAAGCTATTAAAAGAAAATCCAGGTTTATCAGTAAGAGACGCTACTCCAAGAGACTATGGAGACCTATCAGCTCTATCAAATAGGATTGGTGCTGGAGCAGGCACTGTGATATCAGGTTCTGCAATCCCAGCCGGTATCACAGGACTTGCAGCAAATGCTGGTCTTAAGACTATTACATTGATTGGTGGAACTTCTGTCGGCGCTGATTATGCACTAAAAAAAGTAGGTTCAACATTCTCAGGCCAAAAGAAAAGATTAAAGACTGCTATAGCATTACACGCTCCTAATACTATGCAGACAACTTATAGTGTAAACTATGAAGAGGAAGAGCTTGATATCTATGCTATGGGATTAGCTGGGTCTGGAGCATTACAGACAGCAGCTAAACAAAAGAACATGAGTAACGTAGTTAGTGATGCACTGAATAACCCTAATGCTGCCGCTGCTGGATTATCATTAGGTCTTAAGATTCCTGGTACAGCAGGCATATCAAAGCTTACTGGTCTTGCTCCTAACCCAAGAAAAGAACAACTATTTAAGAACGTTAACTTTAGGACATTTACGTTTGACTATCAGTTTTATCCAAGAGACGCTGCTGAAGCGGCTAATGTAGAACGTATCATCAAAGAATTTAAGTATCATATGCATCCAGAGTTTAAAGATGCTAACAACTTCTTATATGTATATCCTTCTGAGTTTGATATATTCTACTATAAGGATACACAAGAAAACATGCATGTGAATAGACATACTTCATGCGTATTAACAGACATGACAGTTAACTATACACCAAATGGTCAGTATACATCGTTTCCAGATGGTACACCTACACAGATTAACATCACACTAACATTTAAAGAACTCGCAACTCTTACAAAAGAGAAGATTGCAGACGGACTATAATATATGTACTTTAATAACTTCCCTACATTCTTGTATCCATTTAAAGTCAAAAACAAGACTGAGTATAAGCTTGTTAAGGACATCTCACAAAACGTAAGGGTTAGGACACAGATCCTTGCGAATATAACTCTATATGATGAGTATGATATTCGCGATGGTGAGACTCCTGAGATCATTGCAGAAAAGGTATATGGCTCTCCATTATATCATTGGGTAGTCATGTTATGTAACAATAAGTATAACTATGTAGACGACTTCCCATTAACCATACCACAACTAGAGAAACACATCGACCAAAAGTATGGAGCTAATAAGTATGCGACACATCACTATGTTAATGCTAAAGGATTTATAGTAGACTCTAGTCAAGCTGGTGCATCTTCTGTGTCTAACTATGACTATGAGTTTAGTGTCAATGAAGGAAAGCGCCGTATCAAGTTAATCTCTGCAAACCTATTAAATACAATCATCAAAAACTTTAAAGATCTTATATAATGGCAGCTGATAATGAAGTCATACGTTTCGCGGGAGACATCTCGATCGATAAGATTGAGATTATTTCTTCGAATGGATTCGGTCAAGAAGTAACTAACCAAGTAGTTGCTATTGAGATATACGAAGACTTATTCTCTCCGTTCATCTCAGGAGTCATAGCTTTAAAGGATTCATTAGACCTTGCTAACTTATTCCCATTGGTTGGTGAGGAATACTTAAATATCAAGCTACACACACCGTCTTTTGAAGGCAAAGATAAAGTCATAGATGACCAGTTCTATATCTATAAGATGGCTAATCGCGAGATGTCAGGTGATCGTAACATCATATACGAACTACACTTCATGACTAGAGAAGCTGTAGTAGACTTAAATAAGAAGGTCAGTAAAGCATACTATGGTAAGTGTTCAGACATCGCTAAGTCTATCATATCAGATACAAAAGATGGATTAGAGTCTAAGAAGACTGCTATCATTGAAGACACACCAAATGGAGTCAAGTTCATAGCAAACTTCTGGGCTCCAGTCAAGTCATTGAACTATACTGCAGAAACTTCTGCAAATGATAATGGATCCGCTTCGTACATATTCTTTGAAAACCGTAATGGATTAAACTTTGTTTCATTAGAGTCATTATATTCAGGGCCAATAGTTCAAGAGTTTACATATGACTCTTACATGAGAGAGTTTACTCCTGACGGCAGATCATTCAGGAGTGTACAAGAAGAATATAAACGTATCATAGATATTAGTATACCTAGAGCTTATGACTATATTGATAGGTCTCGATCAGGTATGTTTGCATCTAAGATGATTAACTATGACTTAGTGACTAAGAAGTATGTAGCAAAGAACTTTGATATGTTAAATGACTTTCCTAAAGAGAAGCATCTAAATGAATTCTCTCCGGTATCTGATAAAGCTATACGTAGAGCAAACTCTGTAGTCTTTGCATACCCAAAATACTATGGCAACTTCAATAACTTTGGTGACGTGACTAACTCTAAGACTATCCAAAAGCGTATGTCACTACTACAGCAAGCAGAAGCTACTAAGATAGAGATAGTAGTCCCAGGCAGGACAGACTATACAGTAGGACAAAAGATATTCATGAGGTTGAATAAGTTTAATCCGATAGAAGGTACTGACACACAAAAAGAGATGCTTGATAATATGTTTTCTGGATACTATATAGTGTCTGCTATCAACCATTTTATTGATAGAGAGAAACACCAGTGTCACATGGAATTGATTAAAGATACATTAATAGTTGACTTGAATAAAGGTGGACAATGAGATTATATACTGGAGTAGTTGAGAATAGACAAGACCCATTTAAACTTGGTAGATGCCAAGTACGCGTGGTAGGTCTACATCACCACGATAAGACACAGTTAAAGACTGAAGACTTACCATGGGCATATCCTATGCAGCCTATCACTTCTGCTGCCATGTCAGGTATCGGTCACTCTCCAGTAGGGCCAGTCGAAGGCACATGGGTAGTAGTCATGTTCAGAGACGAAGATGAACAACAGCCAATCATATTAGGTTCTATTGGCGGTATCCCACAAGCACAAGGATCTGTAGACCAAGACATCGATCAGATGGTATTAAAAGAAGATGGGTTCTTACCAGGTTCTAGTGAGCATAACGTTACAGACCAGAATGGAAACATAGTCACTAGTACAGACTCTACTCCAACCACAGAATTAACAGGGTTAAATCCTGCATCGTCTTATACAGCATCGTCTACAGCGATAACCCAAATAAAACAAAACAATAGTCAACTGACTGATGAAGACATCAACACTACTTTACAGAACGACATCTATCCAGCAATTAATGCAAAGATCAAAGCACCATTATCACAATCAATGTACGATGGATTAGCATCTTTAATATATGAAATAGGTGTAGATGCATTTAATAACTCTGCTCTAGCTAAATCTTTGAATTCTGGTAACTACTTAGAAGCTGCCACGGCATTTAATGATTATAATAAAGTAGATGGAAACATCGATCCATACCTACTACAACAAAGGACAAACCAAAAAGACTTATTCTTACAAGATGGTGTGCCAAGCGTGTCAGGAGATTTAGTACCTGCTACTTCAACTACAGCTCCTGTCGACTCGACTACAGCATCATCAGGTCTTAAAGATGAAGGCCTTGCAATGGTACTTGGATTTAAAGACCCTAAAGGTAAGTATCCTTTATACTTAAACGAGCCAGATACTAATAAGCTTGCAAGACATGAAGACATCAAAAAGACCATCGTATATAAGAAAGAGTTAGCTCAAGAAAAGAACGTGCTTACTGCAGGTGGTAAGACATGGAACCAATCACCAATCCCATACAACTCTTCTTATCCATATAACCATGTGTTTATGACAGAGTCTGGTCATATCATGGAGTTTGACGATACTCAACACTCTGAACGTATACACATGTATCATAAAGCTGGAACATTTACTGAGATAGATGCAAACGGTACAGAGGTAAAACGAATAGTAGGCGATAAGTACGAGATACTTGAACGACATGGTCATCTCTATATTAAAGGGACTTCAGACATAACGATTGATGGTGACAGTAATGTCAAGATCAATAATGCTATGAACGTCGAGGTCGTAGGTAACGTCAATATGAAAGTTACAGGTAACATGGATGTAGACGTAGCTGGTACATACAACTTAAAAGCCAAAGGTGTAAACATAGAGACGCATACAGACCCCGTCAATGTATTATCTGCTAATAGCGTAAACGTACAATCTGCGGGTGCACAAAACTTTAAAGCTGGAGCAACATTTAATGTGGATGCTGTGCGTGTAGATATGAACAGCGGCACTGCTGGTGATGCAAATGGCACTGGGTTAGATACTCTTGATATAGCTACTCCTATAGTACATACTTTCTCAGACTTAGTAGTCATCACTCGTGGCGCTGAAGCTGCAGCATGGTATGAGACACCTGAAGAAGGTGATGCTACTGCATATACAGCTAAACAAATTAATGATGGTACATTAAAGGCTGATGAGAAAGACTATGGTACAGCACAAGGATCTGCAAGCGCAGGTGGAAACAACGTAGCGCCATTACCGCAAAGCTGTAACATCATTAGCAGCATGAGTAAGTTTACACCAGACTTGCAACTATCACCACACTTTACTCTAGGTTCATTGACAAAGAATGGCGCTAGGATGCCTGTCGACCAACAAGGCATGACAGCTCAAGAGATCGTATGTAACCTTAAAGGTCTTGCTGAGAACTGTTTAGAACCAATCATTAACTTGTATCCAAGCATGATAATTACTTCTGGATTTAGAAAACCTGGAGACGTTGCTGAATCAAGTAAGACGTCACAGCATTATCTCGGCCAAGCGGCAGATATTATTATCCCAGGATTTAGTAGACAGAAACACTATGATGCTATCCAAGCTATACAACAACTTATACCATATGATCAACTATTATTAGAGTATTCTGGCGCAAATACTGTATGGATCCATGTGTCATTTAAGTATACAGCTAATAGACAGATGGCATTTACGATGAGAGATCATCAAAGATATGGTGGTATCGGTACTTATACGTTGATAGCATAATGGCATTTATTCCATCATCAACGGTATTAAACACTTTATATGAACTTAAGA